TGCCATGTCTCGTGCTTCACGAACGGTTCTATCGACCAGCCCTTCACCCGCGAGACCTTGACCGTAGTAGTCCAATCCTTTTCTTGCCGCGCTGCGAATGTAGACAGGTATCTCAAGAGATACCTGGCGATCTTCGTCATCGACTGATTCTATTGTTTTTGGGTCCATGGTCGGAATACCGAGATCCGAATATGCGCGACGAGCAGCAGCATCATTGTCAATCGCCAATTTCACTGGATGTTCATTCAAGATTTCTTGTGCTTTTTCTTTCTTGTAAACAACTGTAGAAACTGACATATCTTCGTTGAACTCGATGTCGTCGAATCTGACACCAGCATCGGCAAGTTCTTTCAAAGTTTGTTCTTCATCCGATTCTGGTCGGCCTGTCACGATGTAGATGTAATACTCATTGAATAGTTCGTTGACATAGTCAACATTCTTTTGGATGCCTTGACCGCCGACTATCAGGGTTCCATCAACATCAACAATCACAACTTCTTCGGCGTCAGCGTTTCTTTCGCCACCTGGTTCCATATCTTCGGCGATAGACACCGCGACCATGTGATCGATCGCATCTTGTTTCGTCGAATGGCAACCGATTACTTCGCCATCTTCTTTGATGGTTGCCCATCCAGAACAGTCTGGTGATTTGTCGGTGATGAAGTAAGGCATTACGGTGTGATCAATGTGAAGGCAACTGCGTGACCGGCTTTAGTTGATATTGCGTACATGGTTTGTCCTGGATATATAGCAAAGTCTTCTGATGAACTTTTTTGTAGTGCGTGTCCTGCGTTCACTGTGATTGCTGGACCGCCAAGAAAGACTGTGTCAGTGTTGTCAAGATTGCTGATATGCAAAGTGCCTGGATTAACTCCAGCATGACTAACGAGTGTTGCGGCTGTTCCGACCGTGATTGCACCGTTTGTGATTGGCATAATTACCTCTATTCATTCACATCATAACTTGGTGCTGGTTCGGTGACTTGTTGCAACAATACTGGTGCGACACCTGTGTGCGCGATCGGTGCGATGTCGAGTGCTTTCAACACTGATGCGGGTTCGAAACCTGCGTTGATGAGGCGTTGAGCCATCATTGTTTTGCGGTCAAGTTCTGTGAGTCCAGCCGCAGCAAGATCCACATTGGCCAGAGGTACACGGTAAGCATCGCCGCCTTCGGCTGGTCGGAGATCTTCGAAGCGTCGCACATCGTTGATTGACAGCCAACCAGCTTGCAGACCTGATGAGTATCCTGCGACACGGGAACCGAAGTCGCCGCGCATCAAACCGTCAAGGTTGAACTTCATGAACGCACCGTTGGTGAGAAGTTTGTTTGAGTAGCCGTCTTCAATCTTTGTGACATACGGTCGGAGTGTGTGCATCACAAAGTGAATGCCGTTCATTTCGACCGATGCGTATGCTTGCGCACCTGACTGGATCACACCTGCCATAGATGGTGGTACACGGAATGCGCGAAGAATCTCTTCGACTGCGAACTGTCGTGATTGTAGGAATTGTGAGTCGTCTGGTGCGACCGAAGTTGTCGTATATTTCGCACCGCCGAACAGGATGCCTGGTCGGTGTGAGCGTCGTAAACCTTTGTGACCTTCTTCGAATCCGTCAACCAAAGACTTGGCTTGTTCGCGGGTTAGGTTGCCTGGGAACTCGATGATGCCAGAAGTGTGCGAACCTTGACCGAAGAATCTTGCAGCGAACTCCTCAAGAGCTTTCGACAAACCAAGATTCTCTTTGACAAGTTCGATGCGTGAACGGCCACGAAGATCGCCAGGTAAACGCAACTCGGACAAGTGAATCATGTCTTCGTGTTGGATGATGTACTGATTGTCGTAAACATAAATAAGTCGGCGTGACTCATCGCGCTTCACTTCAACTTTCAACGGATTTAACACAGCCAAACCAGCAACACCGGCATCGTCACGAATGATGCGCGTAAACGAGTTACCGTTCAACAGCATCGAGACAAGCACCTGTTGGAAGTGGTCGGTGCGTGACACACCGATCTCAGGCATGTCAACCCATTCAGGTCGCGGTCGATACGGTCGGCGGTCGCCGTCAACACGGATGTAGGTGTCGACTGGCAGAGTTGAGATAGAGTCGGCGATAAGTCGGACACACGCATACACGGTTCCGATCTTCAACGAATCTTCTTGCGTGACTACCGTGCCAGAGTTTGTTGTGAATTGGAATGCGTCACCTGCGGCGAACAGCGACTGGAACGAGATTGCTCGCTCCTCGGTGCCTTGTGTGAACAGTCTTGACAGCATTATTTATTATCCACTTTCTTTGACCGTTCCCATGCCAAGGTGAATGCAAGCATTGAAAGTCCTACAAAGATTAGCCCAAGCGGAAGCGCAATGTAAAATATGCCCAACGCAATCAAGAACACCGACACCATCTCAAGAATTAGAATCATCATCTCTTCACTCCTAAACTACGAAGAACCCAGGTTGCTGAACACTTTCGGCTCTTCTCGTTGCACGATCAACAGCCATCGCCAATGCTATCGCAGCATCAATCTTGCGTTTCGACTTGCCCTTCGACAACCGCCAACCCATATCGGTTGACCGTTGCGCAGCCGACAACACCTGATCGGCAAACACAGGATCACCATTGTGTGCGATCTTCTGATTCACAATCATCTCGTACAAAGTTCCGCAAGCCGGCACCATACGCGCAGTCGACTGGCTGAACTCAACCATCGTGAACCCTTCATCAGACATCGCCTCAGCCGAGCGTTGGAAGAATGCTGGGTCATACGCGAACTCTTGCACCATGTATTCGCGACCAAGTTCACGGATATGTTGCTCGACTGCGGCCACATCCATCACACCACCATCAGGATGCCAGATCTTTGCGCGAACAACAATCCGACCAGACTCCTGCGGTTGCGCAACCACGACCGCAATCGAGTCGTGCTTCAACGCCATGTCAATGCCGACGAACACAGGTATGTTCGGATCAAGTTCATCATCACTACGACACAACTCCCAGGCTCCTTTCGGCAACCATGATTCGCCGTCGGTACGAACCCACTGATTTAGGCGATAACGACGGAACGCAACCTCGGCAGTTTGCATCATTGAGATCTCCATGTCCTCCATGTCAAGAAGTCCTTCAGCCAAGTTCGGATTCGCAGCAACCCAAGCATCACGATCAGCAATGTCACAATCGGCTGGTGCTTCCCACCACCAGAACCCGAATCGCTCATCATCTTGATCACCAGAGACAACTCGTTTGCCGTAGTTGTACAGCCGACCGCATAAAGAATCCAAGTCATACCCAGCAGTTGTGATCGCAATAATGTTCGGATCTTTACGAGCACCAGAACCCAAAGTCAGCGCATTCCACAATTCTTCATTGGGCTGAATATGAGCCTCGTCAAATATCACGGTTGATGGATTAAGACCCTGCTGCAACTTCGCGTCGCTCGATAGCACACGATAGATCGCACCAGTCGAAGGCACTTCAATGACATCGCGATACACCTTGCACACACCCGACAACGCAGGCGACTGAGTGATCTGCCACTTCGCTTCATTGAACACAACCCGCGCCTGCTGTCTGTCACCTGCTGCCGAATAAACCTCGGCACCTGGCTCGCCTTCGATCAGGCCGTAGAGCGCACACAACGAACCGAGCAACGACTTGCCTCCTTTTCTTCCCATTCCGATCAGACTGCGACGGTACCTGAGTAACCCGTCATCGCGACGCTCATACAGTGCATCAAGAAGTGCGATCTGCCAGTTGGTAAGAATCAGAGGCTGACCGGCACGAACACCCTTGCTCACATGCAAGAAGGTTCGAGCAAAGTCAACAACTTTGTGACCGTCAGACTTGCTGTATAACTTTGGCGTCGACCAAGTTGGAGTTCCTTTGTCGATATGCGTCAAGCTCATTTGCCACCCTTATCTCCGCCAAGCCAAGTCTCGCACGATCGCTCGGAGTGAAACCAAGCAAACTCAACCATGCTGTGCATTGCGCGTCCATCTGTTCTATCTGCTTCACCGCAGGATGAGTCACAATCTGCCCGTTCGGCGAGGTGTACCAGCGAGTCGTCACATCGTCGCCCAACCAAACCTCCAGATCGTAGATCTTCTGATAGTTCCGACAGAGCCGACCCATCAACGGACCGTCGTGCAGCTCGGACAGATGACGCCGACCACCAGTCCACAAGACCGTCCAGTATTGTTTGCCGATCTTGCCCAAACCTTTTGGCGCGACCGGCACAACCGACAAGTCGACTAGCGCAAGCGCAGTCTCTGGCATAGGCGAAGCCTTCAAACCGTTGCGGATTCGTGACCCTTTGAGACGCTTGCGCTCGATCGGAGTTGCGGATGATCCGCGACCGACTCCAGTTGATTTGGTGGCCATGCCACCAATGGTAGCCGTGACCCGTCCACCGACCGTGCCTGCGTTCGCCAACGGCATGGGTCATAGGCGCCCTACCTCAAAAACTTCAAACCCACCCTCCATCTGTGTATCCCGCCTACTTTGCGTCGCCGCGTCGCGAGTTGCACGACCGATGCGCGGGAAGAAGCGGCGAATCTGAATCTCCTGGGATGATGTGGTCAGCGGTCCACGGGTCATCGGCTCGTGCGCCTTCGAGACAGATCCAACAATACTGAGCAGAGTCGCGCACGGCCTTGGCTCGTGCTTGGTAGTTGCCTGAGTAGTGAGGTCGAGCAGGTTTGGGATGGAGTCGGTTGTATGTGGTTTGGCAGTCTGGGCAGCGGCGTGGGTTGGTGGTGAGTTTGCCGCATTGGAGACATGGTCTAGAGATGGTCATAGTGGTGCGCCAGGCATGGTCACGCCGTCACGCCAAGTAATACTTGGCGCGTGACGGCGTATGTGACAAATTGTGTTTCACGCCGTGTTTCACGCCGTCTATCGTACTCAATGAATATAAGGCTTTGCGGACGAAAACGGCGTACGCCGTGTTCACGCCGTGCATGGTCGGCGTGACGGCGTAAGCACCTGTTTTACGCCGTGTCACGCCGTGCGGTTTAGAACTGTTCAAAGAGCGGGTCATGCATCTGTTCTCGGCGTTGTGTGTGGGCTTGTCGGGCTGTTTTGCGGACGACATGGTAGATGGTTTCGGCGCGTTCTTTTACTTCGGCCCACATGGCATCGAGGCTGATGGTTGGGTCGATGTTGAGTTCTTCTAGCATCTTGAGGGCTTGGGTTAGTCGTTCGCCGCCTTGGATGTCTTGTGTGAACATTTTGTGTTGGTCGTGGATGATGAGGTTGATTCGTTCGGGTATCCAGGTGTGCCGGTGTTTTTGTCGGATTAGGACTAGGCGTCCGTCTACTTTGGTCATTTGCCATACGAGGTCGACATCGTCGTTCTTTGCGCTGGTGCCTCGTGCGCCTTTTTTGAGGTCTTTGCCTGCGTGGTCTATGCGAATGAGTGATCGGCCTTCTTGTTTGAGGTTCATGGCTGTCCATCGGTAGAAGTTGCGGACGGTGTCTGCGTCGTTCTCTGCGCCTTCGACTGCTCGTGCGAAGGTGTCGATGATTACGAGTTCGGCTTGGCAGGCTCGTGCTAGGTCGCAGATTTGTTTTGCGCCTTCTGGTTTGTCGAGTGATCCGATGGGTGGGAGTGATGCGTAGTGGAGTCGGCTGAGGTCGGTGTCTTTGCCGTATCCCATTGCGGTGAGTCGTTCGTAGAGTACGGCTTGGGACATTTCGTAGTCCATGTAGAGGACGCTGGTTGGTGGTTTGGGTTCGG